AACAGATGAAGATTTCCGATCCCCAGAAGCCATACCAGAGGCGGGAATACTCCGTATCAATCCAGAAGTCGTACTGTACACGCAACCACAGCAGCACCAAGGTGTAGGTTGTGATCGCCGCCATGGATAAGACGATAAACTTCGTCAGTGTCGGTATCTTCGCCATGGTTGCCCTCACATATTGCCGGGCAAGATTTCAGATGCAAGATTGCCGAAGATGTAGCCGACGGTGCCGTTGTAGTCGATCTGATACCATTCCTCAGCTACGCCGTACACGTTGTAGACTTCGTCCTTCTTTGCGCGGCCGATGATAGTGTATTCCAGCCCCGGGCCGCTTCGGACATTGCACCATTTGTTGATTCCATCTACTATGATCCTGCCGATCACAGAGCGTTTGATCTCCTTCACGTTCTGCTCGGCCGCTCCGCTGCCGTCCTGTAGCGCCATAAGCACATGGCCGCTGCGCAGGAAGATTCCACCGCGCTTCGCTAACGCATCGGAGCTGACATGCGCGCTGTCGGAGTAGGTTTTAAACTTGCCGGTGGCGAGTAAATTCTCGCGAAGATTTCCGGTGTAGCCATCCGGTTCCAGATTCAGCCCGGCGAAAATGAAACAGCATATGATCAGCGAACTGCAATCGAAATCGCCGCCTGCGCCCGCTGTGCGGCCGCTGTTGGCGACGATTGAGCGGTATCCGTCCCATCGGCGCACCTTGTCCTGCGAGTAGCCGTAGGCGCTGTCAGTGCAGATCTGTTCCATATACTGCACTGCACGCTCCGCCATGGCGGTGTCGATACATTCAAGATAGTACTTCCAGACGCGACCCGCGCTGTTCTTGGCATACCACTTGGCGGTGGTAATCTCCTTACCGGTCTGGTCGCCGGGCGTGAGCCCGATGGTCTTGCCCAGTTCGTCCATGACTGCATGGCCGATTCGAATGCTCATATCACTCGTTCTCCTTTTCGACTGCCCTGCGCGCCGACTTTCCGCTCGCGCCGATGTGCTCATCAAGCCGCTTGTGTGCCTGCTTGGTGGAGGCATCTACTCTGGCGAGCTCAACCGCAAAATTGGTGTTGGTGTCGCGCTGGCGCTGCTGCTCGGCTTTGATCTCGTCCGTGTTCGACTTCACGTAGCCAAGATCAGACATGATCATGCCCATCTTCTGGCCATCACCGGAGTCATCCGCTTTCTTGTTGCGAAACAGCGCCACTATACCGAAGACCATGCCCATGATGATGGCCAGTGTGCTGATGAGGTCTTTGATCTCATCCATCCGTTTTTTCCTCCTGTCCTGATTCGATATGAAATGTGCATAAACAAAAACCACCGAGATGAATCCGGCGGTCAAAGCAATGCGCGCAACATAAAATTTGATGTATCCGCGGGGTTATATAGGAGCAATCATCTCTCCATAAAAGACCGCGCCATCCGCGCGCGTCCACGATTCCCCATGCGGCACGGCCCGGTAGCGCGGAATCAAATCCTCGCAGCCTACGAAGAAAGCGGTCGCGTAAGGAGCGAGTCCTTCGGCCGATTCCGCGTGACAGCAGAAATCGGAATCCAGATACACCGTCACAGTGATAATTTCGTCCATATCAGCACCTACTCTCCATAGATTGCGTTTACCGTCAGATCGTCCGTTTCGTAATAGCTACTCTTGCCGAGCGCTACATGAATATACTGAAGCCCGGTCAGCGCGGACACATCCAGCGACAAGGTCTTTGCGCCCGTCGAGAGATCAACGCCAGCTACGCCCGTGGAGAAGCCAGCGTTCGTCCCCGACAGCACGGTTGGATTGAGAAACAAATACGCTTTATGTGATCCGGAAGATCCGCCGCGGTATCGGGCATAGTCGATCTTGAGCGTGTCGAAGTCGGTCACGTTGATCGGATTCGCGCCGTTCACGCGGGCGTATCCGGATGTCCCTCCGGTGGTCATGCGCAACACAAGCGTGCTGGCGCCGATGGTGTAGTTTGCGGCCCCTGTTGAGGTCCCAGAAAAACTGCCAACCAATCCGACAACACCAGCGTTGTAAAACTCAGATCGGATTCTTTTCCATGCGGCGGACTCTCTAAGATACGCTTCCAGAAGCACCCAGGAGGAGCCGTTGTACTGATACGCTGTCAGCACATATCCAGTCACCAGCGGATCTTCCAAAATGGTCAGCAGTCTAAGTGACTTCGCTCCGATTTTCACACGGATCTCACCGGTTGGCCTTCCCGCCGGGCGATCATTGGCAATCAATACGTCCGTAATCGCCAGCGTGGTGATGAATCCAAACGTGTTCTCCTCGGCGATAGATGGGAGGTTCGCATAACTGGATGCAAACACGTAGTCGTATTTGATCGCCGGGCCGCCCGCGCCGCCGCGCCGGATGATTCTGCCGTTTGCGTTCATGTCATGCCTCCCATAGTTGAATCGGAATATCTATCGTCGGGGCAGTGTCTCCGCAATGGAACGTGACGGAATTCGTGCCGACGAGGTACTTCAGTACAAGCGACCACGCTGCCGCCTGCGCCGCTTCCTCGCTCGGAACGCCGTCCTCCACAAACCTCAAATCGCATGTGAGCGTATGATCTGCCGACACGCCGGTGATCGCGATCGTTTGCGCCTTTCGTACGGCATATTCTGCAACAATCACGTTGCCGTTCGCGGGTGTACCGGTCAGCGATATGCCGTAGGTTGCAAGCGAAACGTTCGCGCCGCCGAGCTGCCAAGATGCGCCCGCGCTGCTGTATGTAAACGTCTTCACGGCGGGTGTGTTGGACAGCGCACTCTTGAACGTCACCGTGTTCAAAGCGACAATGCCGCTTGCGACGTTTGTGCGTTTGCCAAACACATCGGCATCGGTCCAGTTTGTCGCCTGCAGCGTGGCTGTAAACGGCGACTGGTTCGCCGCGGCGATGCGTGCTGCTTCATCTATCTGCGCGCCCGAATAGGCGCTGTTGTAATCTTCCATGGTTGCTCCTTATCTCACCATCAATGTATTGCCGCTCGCGATGAATGCCCCACCGTCCACCGTGCGATAAGCCTTCAGCGGTGTTTCGTTAAGCTTGGCATAAATTGCCGCGCAGGCGCGCTCAATGCGATTGAGGTCATCTGCGGTCGACGTTTTGCCGTTGCCTACCCATGTCGCCTTTCCAGTGTAATCTGGCGGCGCATAAGTGTTGGTGGTGATCCGGTACAGGCTCTCCTCGAGCGCATTGATTTCACCCGCGCGCGGAAAGCCGGATCGATCCTGTGGCGACATGCCGAGGATATCGAATACCACCGCGTAGACGTTCTGCCCCGCAGCGTGGAGATAGCGCAGATTCCCGATGATACGGTTATAATCCTCCACATTGAACCAGTCGCCCATATAACGGCCGTTGACCAGCGGTTTGATTTCCCAGTCCGTCTTTGGCGTTTGCCACATCAGATCGATTCCTCCTTCCGCAGGGTGAACTGCTCTCGCAGGCTGCATTGATAGGTAATGTTCGCGTCGAGAATGCTTGCCTGCATGCCCTTGTAGCCGATCAAGTCGCCGGGCTGCAGCTCCGGATAACCGAGCATCTCAGCGCTCCATTCGACGCATTTCCCGAAGTGCGCCGCAAGCCACGCCAGATAGCCGGGCTTGATCGATTCGGTGGACAGCAGCGGATTTTCGATGGTGCAGTCCTCGCCGGTGGTGTTGACTGCAATCGTCCGCGCGTCCTCCGCGCCCTGCACCAGTTTCTGTCCGGTCAGCACCACTTCCACGTCGCCGGTCACGCCGGTGACGGTTACGCAAGTGGCATATGCAAAAGAAGTATAGGTGAGCACTGCGCCGCTGGCGGATGTTGCCGCGGTCACGTCCGTATACATATCCCCGTGTTCAATCCATGTCTCCTCGCCCGCGGGGATGGTCACTTTCTTGATCTCAGCAGGCGCTTCATCGGTACGGTTGTCGAGCAGAGCGACTACATTGCGGCAGTTGGTCAGCTTCGTTCCTTTGGGGTTGCCGAAAATATCATCCGCCGTGATCTCATAACCGTTTTCCCAGTTGAACGCGACTCGCTGGATGCGCGGGCGTTGCACTTTTGCATTGCCCGGAATGGTCAGCAGCAGGCGAACAATGCGATCAAAATTGTCGATGATGATCATATGTGCCGCGGTGACCGGCCATGCGCGCTCGTACACGGTCTGATAGCCACCGACGCCATCATCTCGCAGTCCGCGCAGCCGCACACTAGTAGGTAGGAAGTTTGATCCGAAGTCGATCACGACCGATCCAAACGTCACGTTAGCAGCGAACTCAAACAATACCTCTGGCACGTTTGTGTAGCGGCCATCGGCCTGCGGATACAGATTCCAACCGATACCGCAATTGAGATATGGATCTGCGGCCTCCGGCAGAAACCGCATATCGCCGGAGAGTGCAAATCCGTCCTGCTCCCACGAAGTGTACTCGACGATTGCATCTTCATAAGCCGTAAGGTTCGCAACGGCCGAGCCGGGCAGAAATGCATCTGTTTGGTTTGCAGTGACGCTCTCTGGGATCGCATCCGCGCGCGAGCGGAAATAAATCCTGCCGTCTGCGTCGGTTTCGAGCGTGCACATCACGCAGTTCGCGATCAGCTGCAGACACTCCGCATGCGATGCCATCGGCAGCGGGTTAGTAATGATCATACTTTCCAGCTCGTGCGCGCTTGCATCATAATTGTCATATCCAAAGTCCGCCATGACATCGTCGATCATAGCTTTGGCCGTTTTGTTGCCGTAGGTGCCGCGGCGATAGGTGCCTGCGCTCATCCGCTCGATGATATCCGCGGCTTCAAACCGCGCCGTGATACCGTCCACCGTCCATTCGGACAGCCAGAACTTACCGGTACCAATCCACTCGGTGTCGCCGTCGCCGCTCACGTCGTAACCGAGCATGAGCTTGCATTCCTGATCCTGCGAAAAGAACGACGACACCGAGCTCGGGCTATCCGGCGTGAAGATACCGCCCTCGTTATACAGAGAGAAGTGGAGTTTGTTTGACGGCAGCTCAAGGCTCACCGGACTGGTCGAGCACTTGAGCGCAACATCCATGATCTCCTCGTTGTCGTACACAAACCCGATGCCAAACAGCAGATGCTGCAGCCGCAGTCGCTGATACGGTCTCGATGTGGCATGGAACGTGATCACCATCCGATTGTGCTCGGCTAGCGTGAGGATGCCCTCATACTTCGCGTCGGTGTTCACGATCTCATGCGACTCCACCAGATCGTCGTTGAGGTAGGTTGCCACGATGAATTCACTCGCGTAAGCATCGCTCGTATCGTCAAACAGCAGCGTGATTCCGCTCATGCGGTGCAGGCCGGAGAAGCTGATCGTGAGTACAATCGGCACGGTAAAGTTACCGTCCGCGTCGGACAGCCACGCGGAGACAAAGCCCTGATCTTCCCAATCAACCGTGTGTTCCGGCAGAAATCGCTGTGCGCCGTCGAGCCGGAAGTAATTCTGTTCCCAAGTGGCATATGCCGCTCCCTGCACCGCAGCTGTATTCAAGCTGCTGAAGTTGGAGTAGTCCACTCCACCGTCATTGACCGAAAGTGTCGCGTCGCCGCGCGCGGAAGCATCGAACTGGCCGATGTAGATCTGCGCAAACGAGCGGTTGCGCACACCCTGCGCGCGGTGCAGCTGAATCGCTTCGCGGTACGCGCTCGAAACTGAATACATGTGCTACACCTCGATCAGATTTGCTTTGATGTCCACCCAGAACGACGGCCGCGAGGTGATCTTGTTCACCAGATACGGCCTGCCGGAGCGGTCGCCAACATACATGCGCAGGGTACGAAAATCGTTGATCCGCGGATCGAACACCACAAACTCGTTGACGAATTTGCCGCCCTGTTTGCGATCCCATATCTTGAGGAAGTTCTGAAACGCCACCGGCTCCATATACGCAAATGAGCACTCGATCTTCAGCTTGTCGTCGCCGACCACCTGTCCGATGAAATTGCCGCTCTCATTTCTGCCGCCGTCTACATTGGTGGCTATGGTAATCCCGCCCGAACCGAATGCCGGTGCGGGCAGGATGACGCCTTCTTTTGTCTGGATATATGCCATGTGTGCCTCCTATCGCGCGAACGACGGATTGCCCGAGAGGCGATAGCCGCTCGCGCGCTCGGCTTTGCGCGTCACGCGCAGCAGTTCGCGACCGTCCACGTTGACCACGAAGTCACCGGAATCACCCGACTGCATCGCGCTCATCGCTTCGACAACCGCGCGATAAACGCCGCTCGAGACGGACTCGACGATCTGATCGTTGTTCATGACCGACGATTTGCCGCCGCCGAGGTTCGCTACCAACTCCGGTCCGGCCTCGCGCGCAACAAAGAGTTGCCCGGTGGTAAACCCGCCACCGCCCGCAGCCGCGTGGATGATCCCGCCGCGCGCCATTTTCAGGATGGAGGGCAGCGGGAGCGATGGCGCTCCGGACGAGGTGTATTCGACATTGATTTTGAACGAGAGCTGGGTTTTGATTTTTGAAAGCGCGAGGTTGATGCCGGTGACCATAAACGCGATGTCGATCACGATAGCGCCGAGCAAGTATGCCAGATCAAAGTGGATCTGATCGAACATGTCGGAAAACGCCTGCTCGATCCTGCGAATCATATCGTTTGTAATCGTCAGCACTTTGGCTTTGGCTTCCTCCGTAATCTTCTTCGCTTCAGCGATGATGGAAGTTCCACCTGCGCTGATGCTTGCGGTCATCTCATCCATGACCATCGAGGCATTTTCGGAAATTCCTGCGCTGAATCCCTTCATGAGATCCGAGCCGAGCTGCTGCGCCGCTTCAACTGTCGGAGTCTCCTGCAACGCCTGCGCGATGGCGCTGGAGGATGCCTCGATGGAATCGGTAGCAGATCGCGTCAGCTCCTCCGTCGAGCCCTTTGCCGCCTGCAGCTCCTTGTCAAACGCCTCGATCTCCGTTTTTGCGCTATTGGCGGAGTCACCGGCCCCACCGAACCACCGATCCACTTCGGCAAGCGCAGCATCGGCCGAGGATTCGTTCAGCGCCAGTTCCAGCTCGTACTTTACACCGTTTTGTTCAATTGCCGCCTGAATGCTCGCAACTGCTTCGTGCGCCATCTGACCGGCTTCGTCGCCAAATCCGAGCCACTTGAGAATCGTATCGTTAAAGCTCGCGTAAAGAAGATTCACACCCAGAGCGATGCCCTGAAAGATTGCGTTGAAGCCGTACTCCAGCGTGATCAGAATCGATTTCACCCATCTGCCTGCCTCGATCAGGATGCCGACGAAATTCTGCAGCGCGCCTTTGCCGTCGCCTTTGAGCAAGGACAACACCAGTTGAATCCCCTTTGCGACGATGGAAAGCGCCGTGCCGACCGTATACAGCGCAATGGAGATGATTCCGCCCACAAGCGACTGGAAGGTCTTATCCTTGAACAAATCGCTCAAAAACAGAATCACGTCCGAGAGTGCATCTCGGATATCCGTCAGGCCCTGGGCCAGAGCGTCCATCGCCGGAGACTGCTTGACGGTTTCGATCACGCCATCGATGAATTCCTTGATCGAGCCCGCCAGTTCCGACACAGCGGTCGTGACCGGCTTCAGCCAATCGACTAGTTTTTTGAGCCACTCCGGCATCTCACGTTCCTGATAGATCGCCTCAATGCCACCGCCACCGCCGCCACCGCCGCCTTGCGCGTTCATAACGTTCAGCTCATCGATGGACATCATGTTTTGCGCGGCAGCCTTTGCGGCCGCTCCCGCGCCGCCGACGCTTGCGGCATAGTCCTGCGCGCCTTTGGATGCCGATGCCCATGATATGCCGAACAACATCGACAGAAACTGCGCGAGATAGCTCGTTGCCGTTGCCAGCATGCTAGCCAGCGCGCGCAGCGCCGGAAGTGCCGCCTGATAGACGGCCTGAAATGCTACGCCAAGGTTTCCCTTGATCTGGCCGAGACTGGAACTCAGCGACGCATCCGCCTTTGCCGTTTCCAGCATGGTGGTGATCAACCGCCGTAATCCCGCATACAGCGAGGCAACGCCGAGCATGGCAAACCCGGCTGTTCTTGAAAAGCGCAGCAGTCCGGAGCCGGAAGCGCGCGAGGAGGTTTCGGATTCACGATGTGCCTTCGCGCTTTCCCGCGCGGTTCTTGCCTGCTCCTTTGCGCGCGCGGTTGCGGAACGTGCTGCTTCAAGTTGCGCCTGCTCCGCCTGCGCACTCTCCGATACCTTCTGGTTAAGCCACTGAACGCTCTGTGCGGCTTCGTCCGCCGCTTTTTGATACGCTGCGAGCGCCGCTTTCGCCTCGTCATATTTCTGCTGTAGGGCGGGACTGGGGCGCTGCATTTCGTCCACCATGGACTGGATGCTCTCGTCGCTCCGGCCCTGCTTGAGCATCGCCTGGATATACGGCTCCAGATCGTTATCGGACATCGTGGTGGCCTGAACCTGCTCGCGGATGGCGCGCACTTTTTCCTGCGCTTTACGCACTCCCTCCATGGCCTTGTTCATTTCAGAAACCGCTGAGGTGCGGTATTTCGTCCAAGCCTTGCTCGAACCGCTGACCGCGCCGCCCGCGCTCTGCACGATGCCCTTGGCGCGCAGCACGGCTTTTTCGGCCGACGTCAGCTCGCGGTTGAGTTTGGATGCGTCGCCCGTGATCAAAACCTTGATCTCTTCCGTCGCCCGGCCCATGCTGCTCACCTCTCTTTCTGTTTTGATCGATACGATTGGTTATACGCGGCGACATACGCCGCCATACCTGCCTGCTGCTGCTTCCAGAGCGGAACGGTCGGTTGCTCTTCGGCAAACCACTCCGGAAACGCCTTTTCCAAAGTCGGCGCTTTTTTCGGCTCCCATGTAAAGATACCGACGAGCGCGGCCGTGCGGTAGGCGATGCTGACCAAGCTCTTTTGCTTGAGCCGCTGTTCCTCGGCGCGATCCTGTTCGCGCCGATTGTACATGCGGATGTACGCCTTAATTTCGCCGTATGACAGCTCCCAGAACTCCGCAGGCCGGATACCCGCATAGATTGCGTCTTCGTAGACTTCGCGAAGAATGCCGGACGCGATGTACGGTTCGTCGGCTAATTCTTCGTCGTTTCTTCCAGCATCGTCTGGGCAGTCTCCTTCGTAAAAAAACCGGAGATGACCATGAGCTGGGTGTAAAGCTTGACGCGGACTTCGATGGAGAAGTCCTCATATATCACTCCGCCGAACTCGCAGCCATCTAGAAGCATGCGGTCGATGAGCGCGGTCACCTTGTTCATCGTCATGCCGTGGTCGAGCTTTTGCATGGCTGCCCAGAGTACGGTTGCGATTACGCTCGTGCGGTCGATGTGGTCCATTGCCGCGAGCAAGGATTCGCCGAGCTTCTTTTCCGCTTCCATCACCCAGGCCGACGGCAGTGAAAGGCGATGCTCTTCGTCCGCAACTGTGAGTACAAAAGATGTTTCCATATTTCCTCCCAAAAATACGGAGAGAGCTTTACGCCCTCTCCGAAGAATATCTGTTATGCTGTTTAGGATGCGCTGCCCGCTTCGCTGAGCGGTAGGATTTCGCCGATGGGGAAATGCTTGCAGGAGAACTCCAACGGGCTGTTGCCGTCGCCGACTTCGCCCATAGAGAGCGCAACCTTTGCGTCCCACTGGAAACCGGAACCGTCCGGAAAGATCACCTGAAACGTCGCAACCGCGTCCGCAAGCTGTACCGCGCGCAGCGTATCCCAGTTGGTACCCGTTTGCATACCGGTGTAAGCATGCGTGAATTCCATGTCGCCGGGATCGGATTGTCCGGGCGCATATGTTTTCTGTTTGTCCTCGATGCAAGAGGTCTCCACCTGCTCGGCGGAGCCCATGAACGCGGGGAACTTCTTTACATCCGGCACCTGCGTAAATGCCGGTGCGCCGCTCGCCTTGATCTTGAGCAGCGTCCCCATGGAAACTAGCCTGTCTGGCATATGATTCCTCCTTTGTTACGAGTTTTGGTTTTGGTAAACCCATCCGGTCGCGGTATCGATCCAAGCGCGAAATGTCATGCTCGAAACATATGCAGTGGTCTCCGCTTCGATGATAACCTCTGCGTCCGATGGTACAAGCGCAAGAAATCCCACCGTGGCAAACGGCGACATGACAGCGCTTTTACAAGCCGCACGCAGCGCCGGGTTCGAAGCCCAAATAGAGATTTGAACCGAGGTTTCTATGGTTGCCATTCTGCGCGTACTGGTCGAGAGCCCGCTGCCGGTAGTAACCGACCACGCGCCCGCGGGCGATTGCCGGATGGTATTTAATCGCTGCGGATACGTACCCGGCGACCAATCGATGCCCGCGATCGCGTCGATGATCTCCTTGATGAGTTGTTCAACGTTCATACGCTACCTCCCGATGTTGTCGCGCACGGTGACGCCCGCAATATCGACTGCTTCTTTCTCCAGAACGGCCTGCGCCGGATAGAGAAACGGCTTTGCGGGCTGTCCGAGGGTGTGGATGAACGTTCCGTCCTTGCAATACACCCAACCGTCGCGGATCTCACCCGCGTGCGGGCCGGAGAGGATTACCGTCTGCAGCGTATAGGTAAATCCCGCCGCGACGGGGTTGCGCGGTGCGCCGTTTGCCACCGCTCCCTGATGCCCCGGCAGGCCGGTGCCGTACTCGATAAATGGCGCAAGCGCATGATGAACGCCAAACCCGCCGCTTGCGATCGCGCCGTTTGTTTGAACGGGGTCAGCCTTGACCGCTGCACCAAGATCGCTCTTGGTTGCTTGCGCCAGCGGCTTTGCAATGTTCAGGCCGCGCGCGATCAGGTTTCGAACGACCTCCGCTGCGGTGCGTTTGCTGTCGATGCGGCGCAGGCGGCTGAGCAGTTGATCGCATGAAAACGTGATGCCGCTCACGGGTCCACCCGCTTGGCGAGCAGTTTTACGTACGCGTCATACCGCGGCGCTTCGACCACGCGGAACGTGATCCCGCCGCAACGGATGAAATCACCTTTCCCGATGGGAAGCTCCGCTGCGGTTACTATGATATCCTGCCCGATCTTGAGCCCATATTCCTCCACCGTGAGCTTGTCGCTGACGAACTGCACGTTGCATTGGTGCATGGATGTTGCCGTGCCGGGCGAACGCGTGATGCCGCCGAGCGCGTCGATCGTCTCTACCATATCCAGTAGCGTGATGAGTCTGTCGTAAAATGTTGCCGACTGCGCATCGAGGAAACTCTGCGGAATCTTCATCTACCAACCCGCCTTTCGGTATCTGGATAGCATGCGGTCATAGTCCTTGAGCACGGTCTCGCAGGCTTTTGCCACCGCGGCGGCATATGGGTTTTCACGGTAGGACACCGACTGTCCGTTGTCCGTTACGCTCGAGATGCTGCCGACGATCTTGCCCGCATCCTCGCCGTTTGCGGTCTTTGCCATACGGTAAGCGTCGGCGATCATCTCGGCGGTGGTGTTGTACAGTTCGCGCGGAAGATTGCGCTGATGAATGTCCGCCAATACCTTATCCAGTGTGGTTTCCACGGTGAGCGTCAGCAGTGCAGTATCGCCAGTGATAACCCGAGATGCACGCGTGCTTTCTCTGTGAGCGTTTCTATGACGGACATCCATCAACCCTCCTTCCTAGTTGTGTTCGGGGTGTTCCTTGTTCATGTGGCGCGTCAGCGCGCCCTTGCTGCCGATCTCCTTCCCACAGATCGGGCAGGCGATAACGTCTTCGGCATCACCCGCAGGCTCTGCGTCTGCATCGTCCGCAAGTTTGGTTGCGGCGGGCTTCGGCAGTTCTTCCACCTGATAGCCAAGCGTGCGCAGGCGGCGGGCAAGGTCGTCCCGCTCGGTTGTCGCCTCGCCATGCCGGAACTCCAATCCCCAGTGGGTGCCGTTGACATCGAGGTTTGATTTGATGCGAAACATCGCCATCACCCAACCTTCAGCTTGCGCAGCACCGCCGCGGAGCGGGAGGCTTTGAGTGCCATGGCCGCGACCATCTCGACCTCACCCGTTTTCACCGCGCCCGGCGCGCTCATGTTCGGCAGATAAGTTTTCACCAGCGTATTTCCGTCCGGCGAAACGCCGTGAACACCGTCGAGCCCAAGCCGCACCGGATAGATGCTGGTCAAGCCGTCCTGATCGGTCTCGATGACCGGATTGCTCGTGCCGGGCTTGTCGCCCAGCGGCATGACGATGGAAGGTCCCCACTGGAGCGCCTCAAAGCCATAGTTCTCCTTGGACGCGAGATTCACGCCGGCGCGATCCATGACGCTCTGGAACACAGCGAACATGTCCTGATTCATCAGGTACAGCGTCGGCGTTGCATCCATCCGCGCGCGGAGCCTGCGGAGCAGGTCGAGGAACGTTTTCCAGTTGGTGTCAATGGCTGTGGAGCTGGAAAGGTCGATATTGGCGGTCGGGATCAGCTCGGTCGTGCTGCCGGTGATCGCCTTGTCGATGCCGTCAAAGGCGGTGCCGTCGCCGATACCGGAATCGCCGTTGATGAACATGTGATGATACAGCGCGATGGTCGCGTTGGTTTTCTGCTGCACCTGAAACTGCACATGCTCGACCACCTGACGTTCGTGCTCCGCGATCACGCGGTCCACCTTGAACGAACCACCGAAGACCTTCAGGTCGACCACCTGCTTGGTGGTTGCAGCTTCCTGCGCCTCGTACTCGGTGTTCAGCGCGCGGGACGCGGCGGTGGGCAGCGTGGTCACACGGTTATAGACGTACGACAGTGTTTCGCCGCCCTGCGGCTTTGCTGTGTTGTCAAAAGGAAGTTTGTCAAGGAGTGCCGATTTTCGGAATTCGTCAATAACAAAATGCGTCAGCTTGCTTTGCGAGAGCTGCTGCGCCTGTGCCAGCGTAATGGGCATTGTGTTTTACCTCCATATTGGTTATTTTGCGGTGCCGTACAGCCCGCTCAAAATCTCGGATTCGAGCGTGGCGGGTTTGTCCTTTCCGGCGTCGGTGGAACCCGCGTGACCGTCGCCTTCCTCCCGGGTTTGTTCGATGACGAAGAGATAGGGATCGGACTTCTTCAGCGCGTCGATATCCACGCCCTCCACGCTTCCATCATCCTTCACTTTAACTTTGGAGAGATCCAATAGCGCGCTCGCTGCCTTGATGTTCCGCGCACCGGATTGCGCCAGCAGCAGATTCACTGCGCTGTCCCTGCGGAATACCGCAAGATCGTCATCGTACTTTTTCTGCGCGGTCGTTGCGGCGTTTTTCAACGCGTCCAGATCGACACCATCAAACTTCTTGACGGTGTCCTGCAAGCCCTTGAGGGTGTCTGTCGCGGTTTTGAGCTCCGTTTCCTTGTCCCTGAACTTCTGGAGGCTGATATAGCCGCCGTCGGTCAGGTTGGCGATCTTCACGCCATCCTTCGCGCTCTCCTGCGCGTCGTAGACTAGCTTGAATTCGTCGTAGGTCAGCGGTTTTTCGCCAAACATTTTTTTGAGATATTCCGGCATTGTGTTCCTTTCCACCCGCGATTTGATTTGTAAACGCGCGGCCACTCCGCGCCGGGGTGTCCATGTAGTTAAGCGCCTGCATGGTCGGCTGATTTTTGGGTATAACAAAAGGACGCCCGTTTCCGAACGTCCCTAGGTTAGTGTAGTTATTTTCGCTTTACTTTGGCTCCCAGACAACTTCCGTGATCTGGTCTGCCGCGATTGTTTCAACAGAAGATATTTCTAAGCCAAAGTCAACGTCATAAAGCGCCCCATCCGGACTAGAAATAAGTATCGTTCCCTCGCGCCCATCCCGCAGACGAATAACGCTTAATTCTTTTATAATCCCTTGCATGAAATCACACCAATCCAAATCAAATTTGTCTAAAAGAAACAATCTCCCGATACTTCTGTTTCAACTGATCCCATCGATCAGGTTCAGTATATTTCATGCGCTGAAACTCCGCAAGCGTCCCGGGGACGTCCTCGATCACCTCGCGATACCGCTGCCACTGGCGGCGGTCGGGTGCGGAGTTTTTGATCATCCGCTCATTCAGCACCGCCTGCGGATTGCCTTCGACATGCTTTTTGTGCCATTCAGGATACGTCAGCTTGGATGGGATCTGGATGATCTCGCCCGTGATCGGATTTCTCGCGGGCCGCGTGATATCCGCAAGCGTGCTCTTGTCAATATATGGCGCTTCGATGGAGCGGCACCACGGATGCAGCGGCGGGAAGTTCACGCCAGCCTTGCGCGTCGCGTAGATATAAAACTTGCCAGTGTCCGGGTCCTTCAACCCGTCGTGCAGGCGACATACGCCGGAGGTTTTCAGATCCAGTACCGCGATGAACCGATATCGTTTCGCGCCCATGGAACTGCTTGCCTCGGCAGACATTTCGTTATAAACATGCATTGTCTCCGTACGCAGCAGCCGCGCTGCGGCGTACACGCCGCACTGATCGGGCGAGGCCATGAATTCCTCCAGCTCGCGCAGACATCTCTCCCACGGCCGCCCTGTGGCGACGTTGAGGCGGACGATCTCGCCGAGCTTTTCCGCCAGCTCATCCGCGTTTTGCCAGACGCGCGCGGAGTAGTTGTCACCTGCCCAGCGCTGAGAAAGTACCGCATCGATCTCCTCAATGGTGATTTGTGAAAACGGGATTGCAGCGCCGGTACCCTGCTGAACATCGAAAACCGTGCGGTAATACGCTTCGGTGCCGACCTTACGTGCCGCTTCCTGATGCATGGCGATCTCGCGATCCGCTACCTTTGCGCATTCCGCACGGATATTCTCCTGCATCGCCTGCAGGCGCTTCATCCGCGCGCCGTACTGCCCGCTGTTCACCCGGGAGAGCAGCTTTCGCCGCACATCCGGATCGTCGACATCGGAGATCAGTTTTATAAGCGTATCCGCCCGCGCGCGGGGCAACGGTTCGCGCAGATAGCGCGCCGCTTCTATCGGCGATAAGTCACCCTGCGCGGCATAATGTTCAAAGAGCGCGGAGAGTTCCGTGCTCAGTTCGTCGAATCCATCTTTGTAGAGCCGGAAGATGCGCGCGGCATAATCGTCGCCGATCAGTTCAATGCGCAGCATCCGCTCGAGCGCGCGCTTCTCCCAATAATCGCTCACTTCGCATTGTCCTCATCTTCAGCGGGCATACCATAGGAGCCCATATTCTTGCGCGCTTCCGCAGCGGCTTTTTTGCGCTGTTTCTCCATCTCCTGCATGGCCTTGTCGGGATCGTCCACGAGCGGGTGTGCCGCCATGAGGATGCGCTCCGGAACCAGATCGGCCGAGGCGATGATCATATTGACGGTCTCCACATCGTTGGTGATCATGCTTTTGTTGAACGTCACTTCGATGGCCGCGGGATCAAATGTTGCGCTGCCCTGTTTGTTAATCTCCTGTGTGATGAACCAGAAGTGATCTTCCAGCGCCATGCGCATCTGCGCAATCAGCGCGTTTGCCTTGAGATCGAGCAGAGTATATTGAAATTTGAGCGCAACGCCGGATGGCGCGGTTCCAAACGTGGCGTTGCGGATGTCCACCGCCATGCCGAACTCATGAATCGCGTCCCGTAGTAGCTTGAGCCATTCGACCCGCCCGGTCATATTCAGGTCCAGCTGCTTCATCTCAATGTTGCCGCCCTGTCCCGATATATGCACCGCTCGGTTGATGTGCAGCTTTCGCACGACCGAGTTGGCAACGTCGCCACCAAAGCCTTGCAGCACCGCCCAGAATTCGTTGAAGTCGAGCACATTGTTGGTGCCCATGGATTGCACGAGGTCATATGCGTCGATGAGATCTTTGTATCGGGAAAGGTCGCTCGTACCGCTTTCGTTGTTGGAAAGTTCGACAAACGGCAGCCGCTCCCATGTTTTGCCGGCGCTCGATTTAACCACTGGCGTCACGCCATCCTTGCCGGTGACATACGTGGTCGCGCGGAAGTGCGGCTGCACTCCCGCGCGCTCCGGATCAGGCTGAAACACCACATCCCCATCGGCATACCAGTAAGTCACGCCCTGCTGCGTCCACCACTCGGCATATGTACGCGTCACACGCTTGTCGCGCCCGATGCGCATCTCAACAGGATAATGATAGATGAATTCGACCAATTCCTGATCGTGCGCGGTGTCGTACACGGGGATACCGTTTTTGCGGGAGATCACCGCCTGCCGCAGGCGGCCGTTACGGTCGCGATACTCTTTGATCCACGCCTTACCGCCCTTGGCCGCCTCGGTCGCCCACTCGGTCAGCAGATTCATAAATGCCGCATCGGTTGTCTTACCCAACGCCTCGCTGAACGCATCCCCACTCGCGGCATCCTCACCCACGCTGATGGATGGCTCCTTGCCGAGCACATATTGCGCCTTTTGAATGATGTGTATCCAGAAGAACGGATTCGGTGTGCGCTCGTTGGAGCGGTTGGGATTCGTGAACGCGGTCGACACCTCAACCTCTTCGCCGTCGTCGTTCGTCTGCGTTTCCGCGATGTACTCCGTGCGAAAATCATGCTTGAGGACATCGTGCTGACCATCGTAATACCGCTCGGCATCCTCGGCCATCTTGTAGGAGGGGCTCTGTTTATCCTCGCGGATGAGGTCGGTCAGGATTTCCGCTTCGGACATGGAGCCTGACTTCGCCAGTCGCATGCTTTGCAGCTCCGTTTGCGTAATGATCATATTGCCCCTCCGTCAGCTTACCTTTGTTTCGAGCATGGCTTCTTCGAGCGCATACCGCAGCGCGTCGATCCAGTGGTTGTCCTTATCGACCGGTTCCGGCAGAATGTTGCCATCGCGATCCTCCTTGTACTTGTACATACGCATTTCACGAACGAGATCGACACACGACGGATCGATATAGATATGCTTCATGCGCTTGAGGTATTTGATGCCGAACTCTACGCTGCTCGGTCCTTTCCGCGCCGGAATTGCACGGATGCCGAAGCTGTTGAGCTCTTGTATGTTCAGCATGTCGTTGTCGCTGGTGACGACCTCGTGTTTTACGATGGGCAGCAGCATATCCGCCAGCGCGCGGTTATCCTGATAGTTCGCACCCTCCGTGCGGTAGACGTAGACTTCCATTTTCCGTTTATCCAACCCGCAGCGCACAAAGGCGTTGGGATCGGGGAAGAAGCCAAAGTCCAGACCGTTTTTCGGCCGTGCTTCCGACTGCGCGCGCTCCGTGAGGTCCTTGATCTCCCAGTTGGTGAAGATCAGCTTACCGAGTATACCCCATTGGCCGAGCGTATAAACGTCGTAATAGTATTTATCCGATTCGTTCTCGAGACGATCGATGTCCTCACGCGTCAGGAAGCGGTTGTCCTTATATGTCGTACGCAGGATGAGGAGGTTATCGTCGTAATACTCGCCTTTCACCTCATCGAACTTGCCTGCAAAGAACTCCCTGTAAATCCAGTGATCCTGCAACACGGGGTTAAAGAGCAACGTCATGCGCTTGGGCGTGTCGTCGCCGCCGCGCAGACGCTTGAGCAGCTGCTTATAGTCGGGATAGTCGATCTCCGTCGCTTCCTCGACCATGATATCGGTGACCACGCCATATTCCGGTGTGACGGATTTCATCTTTTCCACATCGTCCAAACCTGCGAAAAGGATCTGGCGGCGGCTCGCCTTGTGGGTGATGACCATGTCGGTCTTGCTGATATCGAACTGATCCGCAAGCTCCATGCGCGTGATGCATTTGCGGATTTCGTTGTAACAGGAGTTGCGGATGGTGCGAGCGGTCTTACGCAGCACGAGGTAATTACGTTCACCCAGGAGCATATCCCGCACGGTGCGCTGACCGAGGATGCCATACGACTTGCCGCTCGAAGAACCGCCGAAGAAGATCTGAGTCGGTCGCACGTCGGTCAGCCGCTCACCGTATGCGGGGTTCATGATCTCGCGCCAAACCGCGTCCGGTATGATTGGCATACCGTGATTGGCGTTATCGAGGTCGGCTGCGTCGCGCTGGCCAAGGTACTGCTTGCCGAGGAAGATTGCCATGGTCGCGTTCTTCTCCGCGAGCTTGAATTGAGAGCGCCGCAGGCTCGCTTTGCCAGTTGCAGAGTACTTTTTATAAGCGTTGGCATAGTCGAGCGGATTACCATCCTCATCAAAGTACCGTTCCGCGATCAAACGCGTCAGCGTCCGGTGGTCGATGTCCTCCATGATTGAGCAGATTTCCTGCTGCGTACACTGAATCGCGCAGAGGCTTTCGAACTTTTTATAGTCGCTCTCAGCCCATACGACCTGCTTGCCCTTCTGCGCCATTGGGTGCGCCTCCAATCCTCCTTACCGCATTACAGCAGCACCGCCGTTTGTCCGGTGAACTTCTCCCACCGGTCGATAATCACGTCAACATACCGCGGATCGAATTCCATCATGTAGCACACGCGGCCATTCTGCTCTGCGGCGATAATCGACGTGCCGGAGCCGCCGAAGAGATCCGCCACGAGGTCGCCGCCCTTGGTGTTGTTTTTCATCTGGTAGTCAAACAGCGGGATGGGCTTCATAGTCGGGTGTTCCTTGCTCCGCGTCGGCCGGTCAAATTCGAGCACGGTGGTTTGTTTGCGATCGCTCGCCCAGAGGTGCCCGGCACCTTCCTTCCAGCCATAGAGGCAGGGTTCATGCTTCCACTGATAGTCCTGCCTGCCCATGACCATGGCGTTCTTCACCCAGATCAGACATTGACGTACGACCAGTCCTGTTTCCTGCACCGCCGCGCGGAAGATATAGCCGTTGGAGTCCGCGTGCCAGATATAGAACACCGCGCCTGGTTTCATATGCGCCTGCGCGTTGGTGAACGCCTTCACGAGGAAGGTGTAAAACACATCATCCGCTTGCGAATCGTTTTCGATGGTGAGCTGTTTCTTTGTCTTGCCCTTGTAGTCCACGTTATACGGCGGGTCGGTCAGCAGCAGATCCGCCTGTGCGCCGTTCATGAGCTGCGCAACGTGCTCCGCTTCGGTGCTGTCCCCGCACATGAGCCGGTGTCGGCCGAGTTGATAGATCTGCCCGACCTTGCTTTTCGCGACCTCCGGCACAACCGGATCGTAGTCATCGTCCACCGCATCTGTCTCGTCTTCCGGCAATTCAAAGCCCGCGATGGTAATATCGAAGCCGAGATCGTCCAGAAACTTCAATTCCTCGTTTAATAAGCCGATGTCCCACGTCGCGTGCTCGGCGAGGCGGTTGTCCGCAATCATATAGGCGCGTCTCTGCGCCTCGGTCAGGTGCTCGACGAAGATACACGGCACAGCGTCCATGCCTTCGGCCACCGCCGCAACAAGCCGCCCGTGTCCTGCGATGATCTTCTTGTCCTTATCGATCAGGAGCGGATTGACGAAGCCAAACTCCCGCAGAGAGCGCCGCAGTTCCATGATCTGCTCGTCGCTGTGCTTTCGGGCGTTATGTTCGTCCGGTTTTACTTCAGTTATCGGGACGATCTCCAATTTATCGGTGATCTGCATGTTTCCTCCAAAATGAAAAATGACGCCCGTTGGCGTCAAAGGTAAAAGGAAGAGATCGCGCGGGTCTCTTCAGATGTTCATGGTACTATTTTAACACTGAGGAAAGCGATATTGTACGACCTTATATATTTCCGAGCACAATAAGTTCGCAAAGTTCTCTCGAAAACTAAATAACAGTCAATTAAATATTGAATACTATTCCATTCATAACAGTACACATTTTTTCCACTCTTATATCTCAATCCCATATTGACACTATATGGCAACTGTGATATTGTTCATGTAGGTAAGTCACAGTACTTACTGTAGCTCATCTGCCATGTGTAGAAGGAGTATTCGACAACGTCCGCATTAAATTGTGGGCGTTGTTTGTTTATATTTTCGATATTCATCATAAAGTTTTCTTCTCGTATGATCTTGATCAACATAATAGGCAGAAGTTAATAGATAATAATCATTTCTAATACTAAGCACAACCAAGTATCGCTCGGCTTCGCAATAGAATAGTATATTTTTCGCACCGTGACGCTCATTCTCCCATATCATCATATGATCGCAACAGCCATCTGAGCATTTATCTATGATATAAGCTGGCCAACGTAAACGTTCACAACGTGGTAGTTTCGGTTCCCTGTCTTCTTCTCTACCTGTATGGTTATAATTTTCACATATCAAATGATAAAAACCTGTTCTAATACCATAATCCGGCGGATACCGCTTCATTTTCACAGGTTTGCCGTTAAACATCAATGTGTCTGAATAATATAGGTTCCTAAAGATATCAAAAAGGTTACCCTCATATTGAGCATATGCAGCGATGTTCGTACAAGGATATAACGCTAATGCTATTTCACATTCATGCGCTTGTTTAACATTTGGCATGATTAGGCTCCCAGAAAAACAAGTTGAATTTGTCCTCGTCTGGACTTGTCGATTTAACGGGTACCAATTGAGATTCGCGTATTAAATCAGAGCATAATTTTTGTTTTGCTGGCGACATTGTTTGGGAATTCTTGCTGTTCCTAATATAACGATTGTAATATCCTATCGCACCTATTAGCAAATCGCATATTTGCAGCAACTCTATTTCATCCGACTTAACTATTTGAATTCGATGCAAACAAGGATAGTTAAAACTACACAGATGTTTATTTACATATTCACGAAGCTTTTCTACTTTTTCTGAGCCGCAAGTATCTTTTATATCTACGAAGACACAGTACTGTTTATTCGGGTTAAGCAACTTTGATAGTAGTTGATAATAAATCTTATAATACCATTCATCGTAGGTTTGATGATATGCAGCATGATTGAGCTTGTTTTTCCCGAGTGCAATCACGCATCGAAATCCCAGTTCCGGTCTCGAAAAGAAATACTCTATCAACTTTGAATAGAAATCAACCTTTGCAGGTGAAACTTTTGTCCACTTAACTTCAAAACTCTTTGGAAGTCCATATGCTTCTTTAATTTGCCTAATTTCATCAGAGATAGAATGAACAATTCTCTTATCACATGACAATGCGCCTATTAACATAATATCAAAAGAATCATTTTCCAAATGGCAACTTTCATCGCAATAGACATTTATCATACTTCCACCTCATAAAGAGTTTAGTAGTATTATAATAAAAAATCAACTCGCGCAATACATTAATTTCTTCACTCCCTACCAACTTATTTAGTTTTGCTTTGTTTGGCTAATCGTAGGCAGTGATCAATGCTATAGTGTAGTAATTTTGCTATTGTCTTCCACGCCATACCTTCAATATGCCGCAACCTCAATACCTTCTCCTGATTCTCCGGCAACTTCGTCAACTCCGCATCCACAACCACAAGTTGCTTCTCTAACGTAATCATCTCGCCGGTCAGTTCTCGCTCCAATCCGTCCAATTCCGCGACATGCTCCGCCAGACGATCCCGCGTCGGATCACTTCGCCCGCACTCGCCAAACTGCCGCTGAGTATACTCCGCGCGCGAGCGGAGCCGTTCGATGCGCTCCTGCAAGGCTTCCACACGCAGTTTCTGGCGGCGTACGTTTTTCAGGTCATCTATCGTCATAAATTATCCTCAAATCCTCTACACAACTCCTGTACACTCGGTATAAGATTCCTGATCCGGAAGCATCGCCTGTTTTCGTCCTTCCATGAGCGCGAGTACGTCCCTCGGAATTTTCGCTCGTTGCTGCTCCGCTTCTAACGCCGCCCTATACGACCGCATGAAGTTCGACTGCGTTACCGACAGGCTTTCGACGTCAGCCATCGCCCATTGGCAGAGCTGAGATGCGCTTCCGACCGCACGCTGTATTACCGGCGGGNNAAATCCGCGCGCGTCGCATAGCAGCTCATTTTGCTGCGGACGATGTTCCATGCTTCGGCTTCGGTCAATGCGTCCGGCGTTGTCAGTTTTGTAATTGCCGCTTTGATCGCTCCAATATGCGGCGGAAAGCCTTTCGCGTCCGACGCAATGAACGTTTTTACCGCAGCACTCACGAGCGCAAACGGATCGTCTTTGAACATGTCGCACCAGAGAATCACCGTATCTCTGTAATCTTCAGCTCTCATAGCCTTCTGAAAATTCGGGTATGCAACACGAAGAATCGCCAATATCCTCATGGTTTCCGGTTTGTCCATTTTTTGTCTCCTCGTCTCGTAGCATTTGCTTGAACGGATTTGTGCTTGACTGATCGCGTGGTTTCGCTGTCTCCCGGCCCTCCCATGTTCGCACTGCCGCCTGCCAGTCCTTCATCGGCTGATTGCCGACACGCCAGCCCTTCGCCTCGTAGAAGTCGAAAAACCGTTGATGATCAACGCTGTTTCCTCGCTCCCGGCAATATTCGCGAACATCTTCCACCGTTGGTTTGGTGAAGCGGCGCGGTGTATCCGCGCAGAATGCTTTCGCATTCTCTTTAACTTTCTCTTTCGTTTTTACATTCTCTTTTGCTTTCTCTTTCTCTTTAGGTTCTGTTTTGGTTACGGCTTGGTTATCGTTTGGTTTCGTAATGGTTACGCTTAGGTTATCGTTTGCTTTAACCTCGGTTTCACTTTGGTTATCATTTGTGTCTTGTTCCGAGGATCTCACAGGCCGTCCTCCGCGCGCGCCAACGTCACGCCTTCGGTTATTGGCATCGATCTGCGGCCGCATCAGGGTAAAAAAACCGCTCGCAATACCATCTGCACCGAAGTCGGGCTCCGTATCATAAAGCGCGTAATCGGCAATCGCGTTATAAAGGAGCAGCTGCGTTTCCGCGGGCAGCCCCTTCATAGCGTTCCTGAATGATTCGTAGAAAATAAATCCGTCGCGCATTTACGTTGCCCTCTTCCTTGTTTCATACGTCGGTGAATCCGGTCATGTTCACACCCTGGACTGCCTGCCGTGCTTCGGCATCAGAAACTCTAGTCGTCGATTTTCACGCCGCTCGGCAAGCGGCAAAACCGCAAATAGTTCGCATCGGCTCATAGTTTCACCTGCGTCCCTGGCATGGAGCTTAAGCGGAGCAGCGACCTACCCTGACAATCCGCTGTTCATATGGGTTTGTATTCTTTCTGGCT